CAAGTCCTTGCCTGGTAATGATATACACTTGGTATAGTTAAAATATTTCCATAAAAACCACAATACAACATCGAAACTGTCGTTTGTCGTATTAGTAAACAAATAAGGAATAATATCTGTACAAAACAAAGTACCAAGTGTTCATACTTTCTCTGTACTCCCACGGAATACAAGGTTCTAACGCCTAAAATTTTAGCAGTAAACAATAATGGTAAGCCAATAGAAAGTATGAGATACCCAATCACAAGAAAGTGTTGAGTAGAGAGAGGTTGCCAGAAATAATGCAAGAACCAGGCTGTGATTCCACTTGTATAAATACTACGTAAGTTGTACATGGATGAAAAGAAAGTAGATATAATTTCAATAACAAGTTTTATGTCTACTTCACCGCTGGTCATTACATATGAGAATATTCCACCTATAATAGCTCCTACGTAAAACATAGTATTTCTTAACATTGTTCTAGTGTCTAATACTAAGGGAATATGATTTCTCAAATTATAAGGGTCGTATTCTGCTAAAGAATCTCTAAAAGCTTGATCATGTTTTGCTGTAATATTAGCATCGTGTAAGAACGAATGAATAGTATCGTCAACGACTTTTAGTTCTTCTATACTATCATAATCTAGATGTCCGATAGAGTTTACATAATTAGCTCTCCAATAATCTACTTGATGTCTGGCTACTGTAGGATTGTCTATTTTTGGATTGCCTTTCTGATTCTTTAACCATCTATATAATTTCATGTCTTTGAAAACTCGTTTGGTCGTAGATTTGTGAAATTCATAGATATCATGTTTACTCCTGATTTTAGGATCTTCAGTTTCCATGTAAATCGTTCGATAAACATAATCTAGTTCGCGAGTATTATCTATGATTTCAGATATGGAAGAGAGTTCATAACATGGATAGTTAGTTACTTTATAAAAATATTGTACGTAAGATGTATCATGTCCAGTTTCAAATTTTTTATTAACATAAAAATTAATAAATTTCGTAGAACTAACTTTCGTGCTAAAATTATAAGAAGGGAAGTTGTAATTGGGATGTTGATATCCGGCGCCATTATTGTGTGGTTGATTATTAACTGTTCCGTTTCGGATATCAACATAACCTTCATTATCGTGATAATAATATCTGCCATCGGTGCAGGGATAAACTCCACGATTTATATAACCCTCGTCTCCTATTCTACTCTTTTCTAATAAAGCTTCGATGGCACTTGTATAATAGAGTACATCAGACATAATAAATCGTCTTATTTTAGATGTGTCTAATGTTTGTCTGAGATCCTGTAGTAAAAAGTCTCTGTCCTCAGATTTTCCATGAACTCTATTATAAATGTCATCAACTCCTATTAATATTTCTGGGCGAGTGTATTTATAATTTTTTTGGAGTTGACTTCCTTTAAGCCATTTGGTAGTTTTGTGATATTTCGCTGCTATTTCTATCATGGGATTGCTAAAAAATGCTTTAATAGCTTCAAAATTGCAATAA